TGTCCGATCGTCGCCTGCGCGAAGCAGTGGAACATCTCGGCTGCACACCATGGCGCCGGGTAGTCGATACCCACCGCAGCAAGCCGCAGCGCCACGTCCGGCGACTGGAAGCGTCCCGGTTGGCCACCTCGGATGCCGGCGGCGAGATCGGCCTGGGCGACTGAGAGCGCAGCCAGTCCGAGCGCGCTCATCGCTGCGTCCTGAGTCGGCGCAACAGCCGGCCACCAACGTCCATTAGTTTGTGCGGTGGAACGTCTCCGAGGATCCTGCGCGCGAACACGTCGTGCTCGTTCCCCGTGGCGTCCAGTTCGGCAGCGTAGCCTCCCGGAGCGATCTGAAATGGAGCCCGCAGGTTTCCTAGGCGATCGTATGGTCCGGAAGCGTTACTGGCCTCGAAGAACGCCGGCAGTACGTAGTTGCTCACCTTGATCTTCCGGGTCTCGCCTAGCACCGTCGCTTCCTGCGCGTAGGCGTCCGCTTGGACTGGGTCTGCCACTTCCACCGCGATTTCAACTCCGTCCGGCATGCGGAACCAGCGATCGCACGTCGGATCGCCTCGGGTCTCCAGGATTTCATGCGAAAGGTCGGTGGCGTCGAGCTTGTCATCGGGTGGCAGCATCCGGCCGTAGGGGCGGCCGAGCGCGTCCACCGAGTGATAGGCCAGGGCGCCGTCTACGTCGAGCTGGTCGACGTAGACGAAGATGTAGATGTCGTCGGCGGGAAGGCCTGCGGTGCTGGCATAGAAGCCGATCGCCCACGGGTCGAGGTTCCAGCGCTGGCAGAACTCGTAGAGCTGCTGGGCGCACGCCTCGACGAGAAAGGTCACATCGATGTTGGCGAGCTTCGACGAGCCGTTGAGGACGGCGATCTGGGTCATCGCCCGCCGTCCGCCCGCTCGTCCTGTAGCGGCGGGTAACACCCCGGCTGCGTCGGATCATCCGCGCAGCTCGGCGCCGGCACGTGGGCGTAGCAGCTCAGGGCGGCCACCTCCACGACGGCGAAGCCGACCGACACGGGGGCGAACAGCATCAGCGACAGCAGCAGCCGGTCGGTGCGCCTCACTGGAACTGCACCGGGTGCGCCGCCAGCCAGGCCCGCGCGTGAGCGGCCTTGGTCGCTTCCAGGGGATCGCCGGTGGCGGTCTCCTGGAGCGCGGCCTTGCTCGCGATCCACTGGAGCGCGCAGGCCACCTCGGCGAACGCCAACGGACCGCCGATGCCGGCGATGAGCGCCGCCACCGCAGCCTCGTAGTTCGCCTGTGCGATGGCGGTCTCCGCGCTCGGGAGGATGTTCAGCGCGGCGGCGTGCAGCGCGGCCTCCGAGCAGTTGACGAAGCCGGGCGTATTGGGCGGCGGGACCGGGCCGAGGACGCTCTTGCACCCCGAGAGACCGACGAGTGCCGCCAGCGCCAGCACGGCCACAGGAGGGCCACTCAGCTTGGTCCCGAGAATGTTCTTGAGGTCGACGGCGAGCGCGACGGCGATGGGCGCCCACACGGCGTGGGACTGCGTGAACACGTCGACGATGCCGCCCAGGACGCCAACGGCGGCGAGTCCGAGGATGTGGAGAAGTTGCTTTTTGGTCATGGTGTCTCCTTGATATTCAGGCAGGCTACGAGCCGTCCAGTGAGTTGAGATGTCCTTTGGAAGGCTTCTGCGGCTCGGTGGAACTCGGCCCGGTGGGTGGCGGTAGCAGCAATTCCAACCGTCCGAACGAGTCCACCAAGGCGGCCCGCGAATTCCCCAAGTCTCTCAGCGTCGTCGCGTAGCCTCTGAAATGCGCCGATAGCGTCGTCGTAGAAGAATCCGAGAACGTCGGACTCGGCGGTGTTCCCGGTAAGGCCAGGGCTGTTCGTTTCATCGGTCATTGCTCCCTCTTACACGTCCAGAAAAGTCTCCCATCCGCTCAACGGGGATTCCGTCTGCGGTCAATCCTACGTAGCTCTCCAGGTTGCCGATGCGGCGCCCCTGGGCAATTGCGCTCGCCGACGTTGTGGTCCTCAGGCTGGTCACGTCTGTCCGCAGGGCGTCGATGCGCTCAAGCAGCCGCCCCACGGCGAGGATGAGGCCGGCGATGGGGAGGAAAAGCCCGATGCCGAGCGCGAGCTGGCCCCAGGTGATCATTGGTAAATCTCCACGTCCACATAGAGACTCGACGTGCCACCTGGATATGACCCGGCCGCAAGCACACCCCATGTGTCAGTCGATGCGCTTCCGGACACGCTGACCTCGCCGCTATCGATGACCCCGGTAAACCCGGCTGCGAGTCCACTCGTCACACAGCCGGTCACGTTCGAACCATTTCGCGTCACCTGGAACGTCAGGGGAACTGCCGCCGCGGCATAGCTATTAACGACCACGTTGACCGTAACGCGACAGAAATTCGCCGCGAATCCCTTGGCCAATTCGGCGACCACGCCAAAGCCGTCTGGTTGGCAGGGATTGATCGTTCCGGCCCCCGTGGGTCCGGGCGTGAGCCAGCAACTGATTCCGGTAAACAGTCCAAAGTCGTTCCATGAGTAGAAGATCGACGTTGTGCGCCCGAAGTTCTTGATTGCATTCGTCGCAATGTGGTTACCCGCCGTCGCTACGAACGGCTGCCCTGGGACGAAAACACCTGAGGTGCTGAAGCTAGTACCCGCGCCATCCGTGAGGTGGTCTGTCACCGTCGCGCAAGACCCGGCCGACGAATGCGTGTCCCCCGTTAGTGCCGGGAGCTGCGCGCACGTCGCGGAGCCGGTCACGTCGCTGAACGCCACCGTGGAGCACGTCGAGCTTCCGTCTCCTCCGACAGCGGTGAAGAAATGCGAGGCGCCGCACGAATTCGTTCGAATGCCGTGGTTGATGTTTCCCGCGTCGTCCTTGACGGCGATGTTCTTCGAGCCCGAGTCGACGTAGAGCGCCCCTATCCCACTCGCCGGGGTTGCCGGGGCGGTCATCGCCACGAAGTCGAGATCTCCCGCGGAGGCCAGGTGGACCCGGGTAGTCCGTGACGACCCCGTGTAGAGGTCGATTCCGTTCGACGTCGAGCTATTGCCGATCCTGAATTGCCCCGAACTCGACGTGTTGCTGTCGAGAATCGCCGAGCCGCTCGCCCCAAACGTCGTGTTCGCTAGGGCCGGCACCAGGTATTGAAAGTACGGCGCCCCCGCGAGTGTCGCTCCGAGATAGATCACGAAGCCCGAGTAGTCTCCCGACCCAATCCCGGCCGTGTGGGTCGCAATGAACGACGACCCCGAGGCCGCCTGCGCATCGATCTCGGCGGGGAACGTCGCCTGCGGAGCGCCGCCTACGACAAGCCCGTTTCCGAGCACGCCATAGGTGAGATTCGATGTCTGCGCGAGCCCACCGCCGCTCGCGGCGCCGATCTGAACCTCGCTGGCGACACACTGGTAGGTCAGCGGAGCCGCGACCCCCGCCGTGGTCACCTGTTCATTTACGCCGCTAGCTAGCGCGCCAAGATTCACGCCGTTGACCGGAATGTGGCTGGACGAGGTTACTTCGTACGTCGCCAAGGCGTCAGCTCCAGCCGTCCCGGGGGCATACGCAGTAACCCGCCCGAAGTTGTCGATCGTCGCGGAGCAGTTCGTGCACGACCCCGGCGTCACGAGTATCGGCAGGGAGATGACCGTGGCTGCGTCGCCGGGGTCGTCGGTGATGTCCAGCCCGGCTCCGGCCGTCGAGAACGTTTCCTGTGGCAGCGGCGTGAATGTGTTGTCGGTCCACGCCTGATAGCGTGGTGTGGTGCAAGCCAGGCCGCCCGTGCTTGCCGAGGACACGAAGTCGCCGGGTGAGCACGCGAACGTGTCCATGGTGCATGTCGGGTTTGGCGATGTGGGCGAGCAGACAAGACCGCCGGAGCCGGTCACGGAGGTGACGGTGCCGCTGCCGCTGCCGCAGGAGCTTCCTGTGCTGGACAGGATGCCACTCGTATTGAACTGAGCGCAGCCGGCCGAAGTGATAGGCGTTCCAGTAGAACCTAGGTGCGATCCAGAATTGACGTCATTGACAGGAAGGTCAGCGGCATGGAACCCAACTCCGTTGACAACTATCGAATTAACTGCCGACGTCGATGCATCCGACACGGTAACTCCGGTGGCCGTCGCATTATTCACCGATACCATCGGTATGGTATTCCCTTTCCCTCCAATAGCCTCTACGGTTTGTTGATACCTAGCCGTGGTCTGGACTTGCAAACAACCACCCAATCCACTGACGTCATAAAAGTTTATTTGGAATGCCGTTGCCGTGGCGACCTCGACATCGAGTCCCGCGCCCTGGAATGTTAATCTCCCTCCCTCCATGTTGAACCAGTGAGGGCTTACTACGGTATATTCAGTCAACCCAGTTCCGCGTAGAAGACCGCCGGCCACAAGAACGCTTCCGCCGAAAAGATTTCCCAGCCAATTGTAATTCGCGGAAAATGCGCAATTGTAGAAAACTCCTCCATCGCGGCTGTGGGTTGTAAACCAATCTTGTTGGTAAAACAGATTTTGTCCTCCCGGTACATTGGCATCAGAAATCATAAATCCATTGGCCACGGTGCCTAGCTCTTGCGACCCCTGGAAGTGAGCAAACGACAGAAGCGGCATCGACGATGCGGTGTAGGTATCTCCCGGTGCCGGAGTACATGCCGTCAATAGATTAGACGGCCATGATACGCGAATTGTCTTCGAACCGAGATCCTTGGCCGCGTACCAAGTGCAAGGCGTTCCGCTGGTCCGATGGAAGACGACGCCGTTAGCTAGCAGCCCGCTAGCCGTGTACGAAACCGGAATCCCCGTATCAGAAAGCTCATTGTCATCGGCGGCCGGAGTTCCAACCGTCGCCGCCGTGTACGTGCTCACTGTCCCTGTGTAAAGAACGGTTTGCGTGGCCACAAAAGTAACTTGAGACTGGCTCGTGGTGTAATATGTGAAGATTGGCGTATCGCTAGCGTTCTGTGCTGATTGACCATGTACCGTCATGGTAACCGTGCTCGCAAGCGTCGCTCCAGCTAGCCGCCGAGCCAGTTCGGAGTAGTTGCACAGCGGACCGCCCGCCGTCAGTCCTGTGTTTCCGTCGCTGCACGTCCCGAAGATAGACTGCGGGTCTACATACCACGTCGTCTGTGTCCACCAATTCGGTGTGTCGTTTACGATTTCACCTGTTCCGACTACCGAATAGGCTCGCCCACCACTGGTCAGGTTGTTCGCGCTAAACGAGCCGACGTCGTAGCACGCGAAGTTATTCCCGTCCTGGTTATCCTGCCATCCCTGGTCAGCTCGTGCGCCCGCGCCGAGTAGGATCACGGCGACTATTAAAGCCGACCGGCGCACGTTACAGCCACAGGCCAGTAACGAACAGACGGAATGTTCCCGCAGTTACGCCCGTTGGCGCGGTAACCACCTTGATAACAATTGGAGTGGTATTATCAAGCAGCGTGCCGAACGCGCCGAAGTTGTTACCCGTGATGATGATGGGTGGTGCGGTTGCTCCCGTGAGTCCATTGAGCACGCCAGACGTGATAGTTCCAGCGGTGGTGCTCAGCATGTTTTGATGACTGGCATCATTGCCAGCCGAGAATACAAGCGAGCCGGATGCCGTTCCAGTAACAGAGGCAACCATCCAGCTCGACCGAAGGCCAAGGAAAAACTTGCCGGCGTTCGCAGGAAGAAACGCGATGTTGTCAGCGGGCGTTGTCATATCGATCGCGGCGCTGATATATGCCGCCGCCGGAACACCTCCGACAATCGCCGCCGCCTGAGCAGCCGTCATGGCTCCCGGAAGCGAAGCCGTCGCCGGATTGATGAGCGCCGTGAGCTGCGTCGCCGTGAGAGCGACGGGAGATTCCGTGCCTCCGCCGGCTGGAACCCCGACCACCGTCGAATCGCCCTGGGTGGCTAGCTTCGAGAGGGCCAGCGTGCCGGCTGGGATGGTCGCTGGCGCCGAGGCTGCGGGGACGCTCGTTCCCATTAGAAGCTCAGCGCCTTCTGGCCGCGCGAGAGCGTCAACGTCGGCTGCCATCCGGTCTGCGCCGTGCCACTGTTCAGCCAGGCCAGCTTCCAGTCCGCAAAACCGGACAGCGAGTAGTCAAACGGGCTGGCGAGAATGCCAGATGTTGCGCCGCCGCCGCGGGCGGCTACCGACGTGGTGGAATTGAGGTTCCACGTCGTTCCCTTGTCAGGGGACCAATAGGACTTGAGCGTTCCTGCGGCCGGATTGTCGACCATGAACTGGCCGCGATCGATTCCTTTGACCTGCATCAATCCGGCGCCAAGGGCGATGGTAGAATCGAAAAGAACGTACTCGTTCGAATCTGCGGCTGGTGTTCCACCGGACACTCCGACTATAATGTCTTCAATCACTGGCTTACCCTCCGAAAAGGTGGTGCATTACGTGGTGGACAACGTGGTGGATGGCGCCCGAGTCGGGATGGTTCGGTAAATGGGCCGCCGAGGTTCCGTGGTGTGCCATCTCCGACATTTTGTGGCCGCCGTATTTCGCCCGCCCAATGGACGCGGCTAGGCCAGCCGGATTCGTTACGCCGGGTTGACCGGAGAGCTTGTGTTCCAGCGAGGCAAACTGGCCCCCGCCACCAAGGTGCATGTTCATTGATTTCCTCCGGGAAGCGGTGAACCGGGAAGCGCTGTTCCTGGATTCCCCATGACCGCGCGCATGATTGGCGAGTTCAGAAAAGCCGTCGTCGGACTAACGACGTTGGCGATTCCGGCGCCAGTCGCATTCGCGATGGACGCCGGAACGGTAAGCCTTCCCATGATCGGCGGGAGAACGTGCGTTCCGGCCGAGGCCAGTGCAACGGGATTTCCGTGCAGAGCATGAACCGACTCATAGGCGGTCGGCGGCCGAAATTTGAGCGCGGCGTGAGCGGCTTCAACGTCCGGACTGCCCGTATGCGCGTCGTTCATGATCGTCTCAAGCTCACGCTCGACGTCAGCCCCGTTGGCCTTGAGGCGTTGTAGATGCTCGATCGCGTCCCCGACCTTCTGTCCCTTTAGGCTGCCGCCCTGAACGATCGCATCCAGATTGAACACGCCGGGATCTCCCCCTGACGCCTCGGTAGACTTGAGCAACTGAGCGGCACGCCCTCCTTTTGATTTCAGGATGGCGCTGGCCGGCTTCGACAGAGCGAGCCCGATCCCATGCATAAGTGCAGTGCCCATTGCGCCGTTAGCGATTTCTTGACCTACGAAATCGTTGTCAAGCTCCTCGGGCCGCTTCGGAGAAACCGCGGCTTCGTCCTGTTCTTCTTGGCTCAAACCGGGTGAAAACTGATCCGCGATTGGACCATGGGACTCGATCGGCCTGTTCTCGATCCCGAGCTTTTCGTCTTCGGCGACAGGATCTCCGTTGTCGCGTGGCTTCATGTTCGGACCTGGGAGCATCCCGAGGGCTTGGCGGGCGAGGGCCGCCTTCTCCGGAGGCGGATTGCCGTCAAGGAAGGCATGCAGTTTCGCCCGTGCCATTTCTGCCGTCTTCGGGTCGATGTCCATTACTTGATCCCCAGCCCTTCCATGATCTTCGCCAGCTTCTCCGAGTCGCTCGGTCCGTTGTTCGGCAGCGGAATCCCCAACTCCTTCGCGAACGCCCGGCGCTGTTCCTCAACGTGCGGCGCAACCTCGGGATCCTGCGCGTAGGCGCTCCGCGAACCCGCCGCATCTTCGAACGCCTCGAACTGGCCCTTTCCGATCTCCTGCTGGGACTCGCGCAGTTCGCGGACGGTGGAGTTTAGCGAATCGATCCACGCCTGCGAGTGACGTCCGTTGTGCGTAGCCTGATAAGCCTTATCCTTGGCCATTTCCAGCGGCCCGAGGCTGTGATTGTTGAACGCCCGCATGACGACAACGCCCGCCTTACCCCCTTGCGCGATCTGCGCGAGTGTGTCGGCCGCCGCCTGCTGCGATGTCGCCGAAGAATCCGGGCTCAACTCGCCCTTGATCTTCGTGAGGTTCTTGAGCGCCTTGAGATCCGCGTTCGTCCCGGCCGTCGATTGGAAGTGGTTGACGACTCCCATGTACTGCGTCCGCTTGCCGGTGTCGGCCTGTTCCTGTCGCGGACCGCCCATGAGAGCGGCGGCTTCGAGGCGCGTCTTGTTGTTCTCCGCGTTGCGACGGTTGCGGCCCTGCTCGGCGGTCTCGGTGTTGCCTTGTCGTTGTTCTGCGGTGAGCGCGAACTTGTTGCCGTAGTTCTCTTTCTCCTGCTCGCGCTGCTTGATCTCTTCGGCCGTACGGCTTGCGATGTTCGTCGCCTTGTTGTCGTCGGAGTACATCGAGAAGACGTGCTCTCGCGCCTTCGCCGGATCCATGCCGCTCTGCACGAGCGCCGAGAAAGCGTCGTCGTACTTCTTCCCGAGGCCCGTGCCGGGAACGGTCGACGGAAGCTGATAGTGATGATTCCCGATCACCGCTTCGAACAGCGGGTTCGACGGCTTGGGCGCTTCGTACGACGCAGCCTCGAACTTCGGCGCAGCAGACGCGGACGACATGAGCGCTTCGAGCTTCGCGTCAGGCTTCGCCTGCTGCATGCGCTCCTCAAGATCGGGCGACTCCTGCGGACCCTCGAAAACGGGATCGGGAGGCTTGGGATAACCGGCAGGGCCTGCCCCGCTTGACGGCACTCCGGCGTCCGGACCGGCGCCCGCAAGTTCATGGTTCAACTGATCGTCGAACGACGGCGCTTGCGCGACCGGAGTCGCGGCGGTCAACGGGTTGAGGTGGATTCCGTAGGCGTTCGCCAGCGCTTCGGCTGCGCCTGGATTGGTCGGATGGAGCATCCCGATCGTCTGCAATGCATGCGCCTGTTCGATGTCTTCCTTGCGCTTCTCGTCCGCCTGCTTCTGCTCGAATTCCTGCTGTTCGCGCAAGTCCTGCGCAGACTGGCGCTTCGCCTGATTCTCCGCGAACATGCGTTGAGTCTTGGCGTTGCGATTGCGCTCTACCATCTTCTGTGCCACCGACATGGGCGTCAGGTAGTCGATCGGCTTGTAGTATTGGAGGAAGTTTAGATCGGCCATGGCTACAACAGGCTGCTAAGAATCCCCATGCCGCCGCCCATGAGTTGCGACATCATCTGCTGACGAGCGAGATACGGAATCATTGCCGCCTGCCCGCTCAGTGAAAGTCCAGTGTTGTTCGCGTTGGTCCAGTCGGTTGCCGCGCCAGTGTCGTAACCACCGGCCAATCCGGCCTGGCCACCGGCCAGTCCCATGCCCATTCCGAGCATTTGACTGATCTGGTTGGCGTTCTCGCCCGACGCTCCGGCGGCAAGCGTGTCAAGTTGACTCTGGCGCTGCGCGCCCATGTTCGCCAGGTAATCCGAGTCCTGCTGCATACTGGCGCCGCCGTTGAACCCGCCGCGAGCTGCGGCAGCATTGTCGAGCGCCTTGATCCCGCGTCCGGTCGTGTACTCGTAGGCCGGATCGGTGCCGTTAGCACGCTCTCCGAACCACTGTTGAAGGATCCCCGGCCCGCTCTGCGTTCCATAGGTCGGCGTCGCAGGGGAAGTGCTCGGAGCAGGCGCAGGCGAAGAAACGGGAGACGTGCCCGTTCCGGTTCCGCCAGCCGCTGCCACCCCGGCATACGTGGTCCCCGGCGCACCGTATATCTCAGGTCCACCGAACGGGCTATTCAGCGGGGGTGTAGTCGCTGCCGTTCCCGGAGCGGTCGCGGAACTGAATCCCGGATATTCTCCAGTCGGGCTGATCGGCGCCGTTCCGGGTGCCGTATACGAAGTCGCGTTCGGCTTCGTCCCCACCAACGTGCTAACGGGGCCGGCCACTACCTGCCTCCGATCGGAGTGCTGCCCGGAACGCCAGGCGCTTTCGCCGGCATGATTCCGCCGGTTCCATACATCTGCCCGAACATCTGTTGCATTGGGCTGTAGTACTTCTCGGCGTTTCCTTCGCGGCTTAGAAGGAAATTCTTCACCTGATTGCCCTGGCTGTACGCCTGGCTGGAAAGCTTCTGGAGTTGGGCCGACAGACCGTTCGGATCGCCCTCCAGCCCGTTCATGATGCTGCTCAGACTCGGAAATCCGCCGCCGAACGCGCCGGTTCCGTTGGACTTGTCGTCCATGGCGGCTCCCGCGATTCCAATGCCGCCGAGAGGCGCGAATGCAACGTCTTGCCAGGAAAGACCCATTTACACGTCCTGCACGTTGAAGGTTTCGGTTGCGCCGGTCAACGAGAATGGTCCCCCTCCGGACCATTCAAGCTCCCACTGGCGTTGCTGATAGACGCCGAGATTGAACTTTTCGACGATCGGATTGTAGTCGCCCGCGACGCCAGCGGACCAACTAACCACCGGGCGAAAATTGCCGAGGTTATCGCGATAGCGAAGCTCCACGACAGGTGCCGGTCCCGGTTGAGCAGTCGATCCACGTACGAACTGGAGACGCGCATAGCGGCACTCCTTCCAGTTGAAGGTGCCACGATTCTGAAAACCAGTTCGCGACACCGCTTTGAGTGTCGTTCCGAGATCATCTGTAGCCGCGAAAGTCAACTCAGCAATTGTACCATTCGCCAGACCAACAAGGTGGACATTTTGCTGCGGCGAGGCGCCGGGGACGTAGGCGTAGGAGGTCGGTGCCCAGGCCAACCAGTTGCCGCTGGCGTCAATGGTCCGAAACTCGCCCATCCATTTCGACGTGGTTCTGTCGTAGCAGAAGCCGCGTCCTTGTGTCGGAAACACCCACAGCAGCAGATCCCAAACGCCGAGACGAATGCGAGCTGCCCAACAGTCAGAGACAACGAATCCTGGTTGCGTGATGTCGTTATCAATCGCAGGAGTCGATATGACGTTGTAACTTCGCCCGTCCGACAGGCCGAATCGGTGCTTGTCGTCGAGCCACGCGAAAGCGCCGATCTCGGTCACCGGAATAACGGAATAGGTCGCGCCGACGCCCGCTTGGACGGTCATCGCGGCCGAGAACGCAGTCGTCGGATCGGGCAGGTAAACCTGCGTCGTCTCCGTGCCAAAAACAAACACCTCGTTCGTGGTCGTAAACAGGGCCACCGCCGGATCGGGCCATGCTTCGGCTTCTTGAAAGTACGGCCCGACGATTGGCCACGTCGAGTGCGCGGGAGGACCCGGATCGGTCCACTGGAAATATCCGCTGAAACTGTTGTCGCAGCCGACGAAGCGCTGAGCGTTGTAGCCGATGTGCGTAAGCGCGAGCGGAGATCCATCCGGCATCGTCTGCCCCGGCGCCAGTCGCGACGACAAGCCGCCGCCCGTCCACTGTTGGGGACCGCCGCCTCCGGCAATGGCGACGCGGGTGGAGTCGTACGTGAAGATCGGTCGCCCTGAACCGTCAAGTCTGGTTGTAGCGTCGCCCGAAGACGACAGCGCGATCACGTTGCCAGGTCCAATCCACGCCCAGATGTAACGATCGGCAGTAACAAAGACGATATAGTCGCCGACTTGATTGTGCCACGGGAAGATGCCGATGACCGGGGAGTTGTTCACCGGGGACGAAGACGGAAACGCGGACCACGCGCGGATGCCGGGACGAATCGTCATTGACCCCGTTGGATCAACGAGCATGTTCACGAACAGCGGAGATGACCCTGAGAGTTCCCCGAGGCCGCTGGCCAGGCCATCCGCGAACGGTATGGGCTTCTCGTCGCTCATGTAACCGTATCCTGGCGCCACATTTCGCGGTACTTAGACGTCGTGGTGTCCCAGTACCAGCCGACAGAAATCGTGTGACCGTCGGTCGTTGGGATTGACGCGTTTGCCACGAATACGGCATTCAAGGACCACGTAACCGCGCCCCCGGAAGCATTCTTGAAGTGCGTGACGAAGTATTGACCGCGCTCAGCGGCCGGCGTCGGCACGGGAGCCGCGACCGTCATCGTACCAGCGCCGCCGGAAGCAGCCACCAGAACTGAATCGTGACCGTACTGGCTGAGGATGGACAGCGTATTACCAATCGCCGCCGAGTACGTAATGCCTTCAACTCCGTTGGCGACTTGGAATAGATGCGGATCCGTCGAAAGCCCAGACAGGTCGAACGGCAGCGCGTTCAGTCCGAGTGATGGGCAGCCAACTACGGAAAATCTAGCCCCCGTGAGTGCCGCATTGAACAGAATTCCTGTGCTGCCGATTCCGGACGGAAAAAAGTTTATTCCTCCCGAAAGCGAAACGTTAGCAGCTCCCAGCGTGAACTCCATGGGATACCCTGAAACGATGCCGTATGACCCACCAATGATTACGGTGAACGGCGTTTCGCTCTTGAGGCCCCTCCCGGAAGCTTTCCCCTGTAAATTACACGATATCAATGTGAGTCCACTTGACGTATTACCCGACGAGTACAAACCAATCGTGAACAAAGGATTGCATCCGATGCGCTCCGCAAATACGCTGCTACATTGCGACAGTGTTATTGCGTTCCCGCTGGTCGAACTGGCATGCGACATGAAAAAGCCAGACAAATAAAGCGACGTACAGGAAGTGAAGTCGAATACGTCTGCTGAGGCGTTCGTCTGATTAACGACGCTGGCGCTCGATCCGGTCCCCTTTACCGCTATTCCGGTCGCAGACGACAGAGAAATGGTTGCACTGGTCTTGTATGTCCCAGGACTAAGATACAGCGTACCGCCACCCGCTGCTTTGAGTGCATTGAGTGCGGCCTGAATCGCGCTGGTATCGTCATGCAGCCCGTCTCCGAGGGCTCCGAAGTCCTGCGGCGTGAGTTGCAGCGACGATAGGACAGCGTTGACAGCGCGCGGAGTCGTCCCGGTCGGTGCCTGGTAGTTTCCGTCAATGCCTCCAAGGCTCGTTCCAAGCGCCGTGAACCCCGCGTCTACCGTCAACTCAGCGGGAAATTTCGCATTAGCTAGTGCGGCCCCGGAGGCGACCGTTTGAAACACGGTATCGCTAATGACTGTACTTCCGTCAGCGGCGAGCACATAGAGCCGCACAGGACCGACGCAGTAAAGGCCGTTCGGATAGGTCGCATACGGAATCCTTCCGGCGTTGTCCAGTGTTACCGGCTGAGCGATCGCGATCGTCGCGGCGGCGTCCGAGTAGATCGGCGTCTGCGTCGTCGTTCCGACGATGTACGCGAAGAAACTACCTCCAGCGTTCGGCGTGCCGGTATTCGTGTTCGATCCGCTGATCGACAGCGGACCAATGAGAGAGCCTGCGCTCACTTGGCGCCTCCGAACAGCAGTGACATAATCGCGCTCCCGAGGCCCGAGGACTGCATCTCCACCGGATCATGCTGTGCCGGCGGCAAAGGCGGCATACCACCAAGGGCGCGACGAGCGTCTGGTCCCATGTCCGTTTTCGGCTGCGTAAGGTATTGCATTGTTTCGAGGTAGTCACCCCATGGATCGCTCCTGGGTCGCTCGGGGTTGCCGTACTTGTCGAGCTTGTGCGTATTTGCCGATGGAATCAGGCTGCCAAGCTCGTCCAGCGTGACCGAATCCTTCCCGGTCTCGCTCGGTTTCATCGTCATCATATCGCCAAGCATGCCCATCTAGAACCGCCTTCCGTAGCCGTAGGTGCCGTAGTCCGGGATCAGTCGCAGCGATCCGCGTTCCGTGTCGTCGTTTCGGGCGAGCTTTTTCGCTTCTTCATACTGCCCGAACAGCAACGGAGCGCGCTGCGGAAGCATGGACATGGCCAGGTCTGCCGCGACTCCCAGTGTAAGGCAGCGAAGGTACTTCGCCATGAGCGAGGTCGTGTCAGTTCCGACGTTCAAGTCCGGCAAGAGAGTGATAATCGGAAGCGTCATCGTTGTCCACGACGAATCTGGAACCGGGTATAGGTACACATTGATCGTCGGCGTCTTCTCGACGTAGAACGCGGTCGGCTGGCCCGTGAAAGTCTTCACCGTGAGTGACATATATTGATCGCGGGAATACTCGGTCATCGGCACGTCGATCCCGCCGCCGCTTACGTACGGGTGGCCCGTGTCAATGTCGAGCACGGAAGACGCCATCGCATAGATCGCCGTTCCAGCAACAAGCGAAATCGTCTGCTGCGTCAGCGTTCGGAGAATGATCCCCTCGGACTGCAATTCCTTCGTCCGCATGTTGATAAGATCTTTTGCGCCCGCGAGCTGATCGGTGTCGGGCTGAATATTCGGCCCAATGAGACCCGCATAGAAGTACGCATTCTTCGCGATGGCCTGGAGATTCAGATCGAAAGAGTAGGTCGTCATGGATTTGAGTAGCGAAAGACGTTTCCGTACTGCGCCGCGAACACCACGTCAGGGGTAGACTGGCCGGCGCTCGAATGCGGTTGCAGCGAAAGCCCAGCTCGCCCGAGAACGCCGAGAGACCTAAGATCCAGATAGTAGGTCGACCACGGCACGCTGAGCGCGACTGCCGTTCGAGCAGTACGCAGGGTGTTGGCATTCGTAGCGCTCAGGACGGGCGCGAGAATGCCGAGTGACGCCAGGTCGTATAACGCGCCTGTTGCCTCGGTGAACGGAGCAGATGCCGTCAAGGCAGTAGCTGGTGCCGTCGCCGGGCTATACGTCCCCGTGATCCCGTCGAGCGTCTGTTGCGCCGTGTTCGTCGTCGGCGTCCTGTTCGCGGCGTTCGACGTTCCTGCGGCAAGCCACGCGAGCATGGCGGTAACCGTCGCGTCGGCCCCGTTTGCGGCGAAGCAGCCGGCCACGGCTCCCGCAATCGCCGATCCGGGTACGGTCGTCGGGGCTCCCCATGAACCGTTGCCGGTCCCTGTGCTCAGATATGCCACATACGTGGTCTTCGGCGCGGTCGCGGAAAGCCCCGGCGTGTTCGCGTCGCCGTGAGCCGAGTCCTTCGGTCCGGTTTCAGCGAACGTGGACAGCTCAGAAATCATCGTACTAAGCGCCGCCTGCGTCGAGGCGGTAAAGAACGAAGTTGAACTCGCGTCTCCGTACGTCGTCGACAGTCCAACCACCGACCCGAGTTCCTTGAAGAACACTGCCGCGTAGACGTCCGCCAGGTTGAACGTATTGGACTGGAATCCAGTCGAATCTGTCACAGACGAAGCGACGCCACCGACGTGATACGCGCTTCCACCGTTCGGGTAAACGGTGTGCTGCGTGACCTGGACATCGCCGCACTGGGCGTGCCGCAAGAACGTCGCGCAGCGGTTCGCCGCATTGAGATACTCGACGGTCCCGAGCGCAAAATACGCCTTCATGAAAGCGCGCCCGGCCGCGATGACCGTCGAGGCGACGTAGAAGCCTCCGGACAGAAACCCGCCGTAGCGCGGATCCTGCGCCGTTACGCTCGGGCCGGTCGGGCTGCCGCTCTGCTGCGTGAGTAGGTACGTCAGAAGCGAGGCGATCTTGATCTTCGCCGAGGCCACCCAGCTTGCCGGTCTCGTCGTCAAGGAGGTTGTCGCGTTCTGAGTCACCACGTCGGACAGGTACGCAACGGCCCATGCGGCAGCAAGGGGATCGTTCGCCCCTCCGGTATTGCGCGCCGGTGCTGTCGACAGAATGAAGTCGAACAAGATTCCTTCCTCTGCAATGTAGTTGTAGAGGTTTTCGATCAGGAGCGGCTTCGGATTTGGAACGGGAAGAATTCGGAACGGGCGCTGGCGGGCAATCGCCTCGTTCTCTTCCTCGATGATCCGCGTTCCCTTGCCTTCGCAGTCGTCGCAGAAAATCCAGTTCCGGCGGCGGCGAAGCTGGGAACGATTGTACAGGTTGCCGCACTGGTCACAGACGCGCCGGAAGTCCCGAGGGACGTAGGTGGTCGTCGTGTCGCCCAAGTGCGGCCTCCGGTTCGAGGCCGGGCCGCCCCCGAAGATACGGCCCGGCGATTTGTTACGAGCTGGCGCTTCCGATCAGAATGCCGGTAACCGCGCCGCCCGCGCACCCGAAGTTCTGGGTGAGTTGGAGCGATCCGAGCGTGCCGAATGCGGTGGCACCGCCCGTGGCGTTCGTGATGTATCCGGTGTTGTACTCGACGAACCCGGTCGCGGCCGTGATGCCGACAAAGCACTTGGTCGAACTGGTGATCGAGTTGTTGAAGATGTTGTTCCGGATCACGATGTTCGTGGGCGCCACCGTCATCGTGCAGACGCCGGCCGTGGTGGCCGACATTCCCACGTTGATGTTGTTCCACTTGATCTTGCCTTGATCGAGCGCGGCGACGATCTTGAGACACGCCACGACGGCGGCATCGGCCGGGGCAAAGACAATGTTGCCTTCGTCCTCGGTGTCACCCCCGAACGTGAACTTGCCCGCGCCCGTGCCGTACTCGCATGCGATCGTGGCGACCTGTGTTCCGCCAGCCGCACCGGCGATGACGCGACACCCGGAGATCGTGCTACTCGCCCCGGTCACGACGATTGCCTTTGTGGTTGCCGTCGCCGCAGTTCCGGCAAGATTGAGAATCAAGTTCGCAATCTTGACGTTCGCGACGTTGATCGCCCACTGAGAGGTGGTCGCCGTCCAGGTGAACGTGCCGCGCTCGTCTCCGGTTCCCACTCCGACAATCGTTACGCCGGCCTTGAACGTTGGCGTGGTCGTAACGTTCTCAGCGTGGCCAGGAAGAACGATCACGGTCCATCCCTGATTTGCCTGGCACACGTTCAGCGCGGCATCGAGCGTCGTGTAGAGCCTGCTCGCGATGTCGTCCTGAATGCCGTTTTGGACGCCGAGAGAGCAGACGTACACGACGTCCCCTCCGTTCGGCGCCACGATCCACGGAGGGAGCGCAAACGGATTCTTGAACGAACTTGTACGGTTGATGTGACCCATGGCCGCTCCTTACGAGTTCGACCCGTACACGTCGCGCGGATTCGTCCAGCCAGCGGAGAACCGCTCGATGGCCGAGTACGTGCAGGTGTAGTTGTCTTCGGTGTTGTGCTCGCGGAACATCGGCTTTTTGCGCCAAATGACGCGGATGCCGGCCTTGATGTCGGACACGAGCCACCAGTTCGTGGTGCTCGTCAGGTACGGCGACGCTTCCTCGGCGACCTCGATACCCATGCCCTTGAGCACGTTGATCGCGTTGTTGTTCGTGTCGTTCTGCTTCTCCGACTTGAGGATGCGCATCGCCCGGTAGAGCAACTGAACGGGGACCACGATGCGCTTTGGCCGATATCCGTTGACGATGTAGCCGTTCGAGTCCGGGAGCTGCGCCATGTTCGCGCGGGCGGTCTCGATTGCCGTTTCCGACAGCGAGAGCGCGTTCGTGAACATGTTGGAGTACGTGCCGCCCTTCGGGAGAAGGTGGGCCGTGTTGCAGAGCGACAGCGCATCGGCGCCGACGAACGAAGACGAGAAGGAGTTGATGAAGATCGAATTGATCACATACTCCTGAGTGAGATTGAGCGAATTGCTCAGATTCTCCGTACCGTTGATCGCCTCGTCGTACTTGCAGTCATCGATCGCTTCCTCCGAAAGAGTGAACCGGAGGCCATAGGTGACGTGCGTGTACCGCTTGGCGAAGCCCTGCTGAATGGTGTCGAACTGGAGCATCGCGCCCTGCGCCTTCGCAGGCGCCGGCCCGAGGCCGGCGAACTCCTGATCGTCTTCGAAGGCGTCCGTTGAATTGGACACCTTGAAGCCCATGTCCTTCCAAAAGAGCTTCTTTTTCTGCTCTTGGCCCCACACCAAGTCGAGGGTCGGCTTGAGTGTGGACGGGATATTTGAGGTGGTGAGAATTGGCGTAGCCATGATCGCTCCTTAGGTTCCCGAGGTGGTGTAGGGAGGAAGCCAGCCCTGGTTGAGAGTCACCAGGGCCTTGCAGTGAGAGAGCGTCGGATCGCCCATGCCCGCCTGAGTGATGTCGAGCCCGTTCTCTAGCGAGTAGCCGGGGACCCCGATGATTCGGAACTGCGCGGCGGTCGTAGCGTGCGAGCTGTCGTCCAGGAACATGCAGGAATTTCCGATCGTGGTGCTCGGCGTGCCCGTGATAACGAGGTTGCAGTTCTCACCCATCAAGCCAAGACGGCCGGCAACCGTGTTCGAAGTCGTCCCATTCAGGTCGACCTCCCAGATAACGTCAGCCGTACCGGGAATGTACGAAACGAGCGATTCGTTCGGGCTGCCGACCGTGGTCGGAGAGAACGTAGTGCTCGCCGGAATGAAATCGCTCATCGTGCGACGACCCGTGAAAGCGCCGCCGGCCTGGATGAACGAGCAGGCATTGATGACCCCGAGAAGAATCGTGCTGTTGGCGGCAGCCTGAGCCACCGTGCCGTCGCTTACCGGAATGATCCAGTCGCCCTTGTTGAGCTGGGTTCCGTAGTTATTCGCCACGGGGCGAATGAGCGGAGTCGGCAGCGGACCCCCTGAAAGAGTTCCGACGGCTCGAAAGCCGCCAATAGTGACGTTTGCCATGATTTATCGAGCCTCCTCAGACGCGGTGACGTTGAAACGGTTGCGGTAGCCGGGGTCCTTCGAATAGGACAGATATCGGGTGTCGTCCTGCGACGGGTCCTTGATCTTCGCCTGCGTCGCCTTGAGGACGCGGTTATGGCGTTCCTCGGCGGCGTGCTGGATCGCCTCGCCGCGCTCCTTGTCGATTTCCATCAACGTGAGCTGGTTGTTGACGCGGTAGCCGGGGCCGTGATCGGCGATGCCGTCGTACCACTTGGCCGGGCGGGGGCCATTGGCGCTGCGCTCGGTGCGCGCGTAGCCGCGCCCAAAGGCGGTCGGCATGTCCTCATCCGAGACGTACCAATACTTCTTGGACGGGTCGGCGTTGAGAACTTGGTCGTACTGCGGGTCAGAGAGGATGTTCGTGTCGGTCGGGTCGGGTCGCTTGCGCCGTGCCATGGGATCTCCGAATGGCTTCGTTTCACCGTTCCTCGCGATGCCATTCGCGAGAGGCGTCAACGGACCACCGGACCCCGAACTACCGGGCGGCGCTGCTTACTTCGAAACCGTACCCGACCCGCAGTAAGATCGGAGGCTAGCTACCAGTATGCACGAGCTACGTAATGACGCAAACGTTTTCTGTGGATGAGCGAACTACCCGCCAGTACGGCTGGCGGTCCCCGTGCGCTCCGTCGATTTCAGCGCTACGCCGCGCTGGAGTTCAGACCTGGGTGGCGACGGTTCCCCTTTGCGCCGAGATGGAGCGGCGCGAAGATTAGGTTCTATGTCGGCGCCCCGGCGTACGGGCAACGCATGCGGGCGCCGACAACCCGGAGTCGTACAGCCCCGAAGGGCCGTTCCCCGGTGGGCTCGTCTCTCCCGCGTGGCTGGCCATGTCACAGCCCTTTGGACTCGCGGCCCGATCGAGACGCTCTCCCTCAATCTTACCGACCGGCCTTGGCCTGGCGACGAGCTTCGGGAGCGCCGACCTCGCGCGCCCACTTCTTCTCGGCTTCCGCCGGATCGAGACCGGGGTACAACTTGTGGGCCATCGTCTTCTCGGCCTTGCCCATTCGAACGGTCACGGGACCTTCGCCGCCGCCTTCGCCTTCGCCGCCGCCGGGGGCCTGGTAAGCGGCACGGGAGCGCTCGGATGGGGGAGTATTGATCTTGAGGTTGAGATCGCGCTGAACCTCGGCTGCGACAACTCGGGCCATCTCATACGAGAACTGCTGACCGGAACGCATGCGGCGATCGACCTCTGCGTCGGTCGCGTCCAGAGCGCGCTTGTTCGTTGTGAGCCACGGAAACTCGCGCTGGAGACTATCGCGGGCCTGGAGGAGCTGCGGAGTCATCGCCATCGGCTGCTGCCGCTGGAACTGCTGGAACCGCTGATCGATGTCGGGTTCCATCTCAGCGCGGAATTCCAGCTTGGCGATCTCGCGCTGCTTGGCGTTGTACGCGCGCATCTCGGCCTTGGCGCGTTCCTGGTCCTTCGCAGCGGCGGCCATCCCGGCGTTCGCGAGATGACGATCGGCTTCGTCTTCCAGAGAGGCGATCTTGGTCTTGCGCGCGGCGGCGGGATCGTCCTGGTTGCGCTGGCCGAGAGCGGCGGCGTAACCACGGGTCTCGGCGAGATCGCGCTCGATGCGAGCAACCCGCTCCTCGGCGAGACGGGCACGCTCATCGGCTTGACGACGGGCCTCTTTCTCGTCGCGCAGGGTCGCCTGACGGCGCTCTTTCCGGGACTGCTTCTGCTCCTCGGTCTCGGCCGGCTTGTCGGTCGGAGTTTCGACGTCATCCGGATCAACCGTTACGCCCTCGGTCTTCTCTTCAACCTTCGGCTCGTCGTCATTCTCGGGAACCATTTACTTGCCTTTCTTCTTGGGGACGTAGAAGTGTTGCCCGGTAGGTTCGCCCTCTACCGCAAGCTCCTTGATGTCGTATCCCTTCAACCGTTCAAGGGCATCCACGGAGATTTGCACGTCTTCGACCTTCATCGCCGTGATCTGCTCGGCCTTCTGCGCGGCCTCGCGCCGAACGGTGCGGTTGGTTCCGGCAAAGCGGCCGAACCAAATGACGTCGCCGATTTCGATCAGCGCCGCCTTGAGGATGTCGATCGCACCGAGGCCGGCAGCGAGCAACACGCCGATCTCCTGCTCGCCCTGATCGGTTTCGGGAATGTAGAGGCCGCCTGCCGTCCGTTCGACCGGCGGAATGCGGAACACGAGGATTGTCTTACCCATCGGAAGACCCGGAATCGGCGGGATTCCGTACTGCTTCATTCGTTCGTCAAGCTTGCTCATTTCTTCTCCGGTTTGCGTTCCAGCATCGAAGTGATGCCATCGATAAAGTCAATCACTCCTGAGTATCGGGCGACCTCATTTGTCGTTACCATCGCGCGGCGCCCTGCATTCACGAGCATGTGAATGTTGTTCGCTTTCGCTTCGGCCAAGAACGCAACGAAGTCCTGCGCGATGTCGCTTTCTTCCAGCCACGCGCGAATCTCCTCGGGTTTGCGCTCCTCAAACTTACTCACTCGGACGCTCCTTCTTGCCGCCCTTGCTACCAGCCGCCTTCGCCTGCTCCGGTGTCCAGCGATGCGCTTTCCCGCTGGCCTGCGCCGCGAGGCCGCCCTTACTCGCGACGGCGGTTCGCTCCTTCGGGCTCAGGTTCGCGAACCCGCGTTTCTGGGGACTCATCGCTGAACAGTAGCCTAAACAATAAGCCCAGCCGTGTCAAAGAGTCTCATTGACCCTGATTCATGAACGGCGCGTTTACAGGCGCCCCCCCGCTGTTTGGAACGGTCATTCCCGGCGGCTGCGGGTGCGGGTGCGGCATCGACTGTCCGTTACCCTGCGGCTGTTGCGGTGGTCTCGGAGGACCTCCTTGCGGGGCGCCGCGAACTGGCATTCCACCGGGGGCCGGCGCGACAGGGATCTGAGGCGGTGGCGGCTGAACGAGCGCCACAAGATCCGGCCGGTCCATCGCCGTGAACAGCGCGCGGAGCAAGACCATCCAGAGTTGCGGGTTCTGTGCGATCCATGGCGCAACCGCTGCCGCGTTCTGAGTCACCTGGATCGCCTGCATCGCCTCTTGGAACCGCTGCGGCTGACTAGCCATTCGCGGGTCTGCGGTCACGGTGATCGCGACGTCCTCCAGGTAGTCTTGGCGCGCGATACTGTGGTCTTCGACCATGCCGACCGACGGGTGATAGGCTTGGTTGTCCTTGAGCCCGCTGTACGTGCCGTCTTCTGCTTGCGGAGGCGCCTGGTGGTACGGATCAATAACGCTGAAATACTCCACGTCGCCAAGATACACGCTGTTCAGTCGGGCAAATTTCTCCCCCTCGGACGTGCGCGATCGGCCATAACGCTTGCCCTGAATACTGACTGCTGCAAGCGCCTGACTGATGCGAATCTGCGTCGTCGTCGCCGTTTCGTTCGAGCCTCCCACTTCGCCCGAGAGAATGTCAGACGCGCCTGACAGTTCCTCGGCCTCTTCCTTTTGGTCCTTGATGACTTCGCCAAGGGTCGGCTCCGGCTTGGGGAATTGGAGGAACTTGATCGCGCCGTCGATCTCGCCGGGCAAAAGTTCCGTCTTCATGATCTCACCCGGCTTGATGCGCCATTCGCCAGCGCCAAGCTTCGCCTCGCGAGACGCGATGCCGGTCTGTGTGTTCGCGCGAACGGCCGAGTCAACCAGCGCAGATCCAAGCGAGTCGGCCGCGAGGTTGTTGCCTTCCAATAGGTAGCCGATACCGAAACCATAGATCCCCTCGGGATTCGGAATGCAGATGAAGTGCGTGAAGAAGTGGATCGGAACGAGCGTCGGCTCTTTCGGAAGCGGCTTTTTCTTCGGTGCAACCGGGGGCGTCATTGGCTGCGGTGCAACCGGCATCGTAGGTGTCATGGCGCCAGGCATCGGAGGCGCGGTCATGCTCATTGCGGGCGGCGGACCCATTGCTGGCGTCGGCATGCCCATCTGAGGCGGCGGCATGGCGCCCGGTCGAATTCCACCGAGGATGCTAATCGCGTTGGCCTGGTACGCCTGCAAGTCCTGCTCGTACTGCTGCATCGCCATTTCGTACGCGGCGTCGTCTGCCTGCTTCTCGCGGTTGTAGCGCGCGCGGTCCTCGGGATCTTCGTCGGCCCGGACCACGAAACCGATCAGCGTCTTTGTCGCGCGGTCGATGGTCGCGATAACCGGCCGTTCCTCAGGCCACTCGTCCAGCTTCCACCAGCGATGTTGTTCAAGCAGTTCGCGGCGAGCTGGGGTTTCCTTCTCGGGCTTCTTGACGCCGCTGGCACGGTCGATAACCTCGCGGACGGGATCGCTGACCTCGCTCCCGCTCGTCATGTTCCCTGCGGTCGCGTCGTCTTTGTCTTCGTCGTCGTCGCCGAAAAGCTCCTCGACGTTCATCTTGCTGTAGTAACCCGAGCGCGCCCAAGCGTCGAGGCCATCCGCGCCATAACGGTACTTGCGGACGATGCGCGTAATGCGCGGCAACCCTGACATACTCGGCTCGTTCGCGAACTGCGGGTAGGCGTACGGGAGCACGATGTCTTCCGTGGGGCAGATTTCGTGGCATGGACGGTTCTTGACTGGGTTCCAGTAGATGAAAGTGAACGCAGAGCCGTATAGATACCACTGCATGATCAGCGCGTCGTGGTTCGGCACGTACTCGGGAATTTGGTGCAAAACCTGCCAATTCAGGTGCTTCGCGACGCGGACGCAGCGCGGAAGATCGGCGGCCGAAGTCGGGCGAATGCCGAAAAACTCGCCGTTCGACGGGAATTGCTGGTCGTAGACACGGGCCGCGAGCTTGACGACGGCCTTCATGATGATCGAATAGTGAATCTGGCTGTAGCCGTCCTCTTTCGGCGGCAACTCGCCAAGTGCCAGCTTCAAGATCTCTGCGCGTCGCTGGCGAAATTTCGTGGAACCACTCCAGTCGGTTTCGAAATCCTCAAAAACCGCATCGGCGATTTCTTGCTGCTCATCTTCCTTGATCGAGTCGACAAGATTGGCCGTTTCGGGCGCAACTCCCTTGAGCGCGTCTTCCGTTCCGCCGACCGTGATCGTGTCGACCGGCCTGTCTTCGACGTTTGTAGAATCGGCACTGTCGGTGTCGAGTTCGGAAGAATTGGTGTCTTCAGGGGTCGTGCTCATTCGCGGCTCCTACCAAAGTCCAGGGTACGATGTACGGCTCTTTCGTGTCGATTTCGGCTTATCCCACTTTTCCCAGTCGTCGTCGGCCGTTTTGCTCCGATCGGGCGTGAGCGGTCTGCTCATCGCAGCGTAACACATAGCACTATAAGCGGTTGCCGGCGCCTTCGGATCGGGACAGTCCTTGTCGTTCTTGTCGGCCGGCATGGACGGGATCTCTTCGATCGAGTGCTTGCAGTCATCGAAGAAGCGCAGCCCCGGAACGCCGGGGGATTTTTTCAGAGTGCCGTCAAGCGTGCGTGACAGCAGCCGGTCGCGAATTTGGTCTGCCGCAGCTCCCAGGTTGTCGTCCGCTCGCGTCCACCGGATCCCGACTCGTCGCATGGTCTCTGCCGGCGAAGGGCCGCGTTGTTTCGTCCGCTCCCAGGCCGTCACCGGCCCCAGCACGCCGATCAGCTTCGATCCGTCGTCCGGGTCAACCGACCACTCGCGCGGTTCCTTAGCGTACTCCTCGATCTCCCGGATGCGCTCCGCGACCATCTTGGCCGTGTGGTCCTTTAGGTGCAACTCCCGATAGCCCGTCAGGTTCCCGTCGTAGTCGACCGCAAACCACTGCACCGTCGTCTCGGCGTACGTGAAGTGACACGAGCGGAACAGGTGCCGCGTCGAAGGAATCGTGAACGACCGGACGACATGCACGCCTTCGTCCCAGCACAGTCCGACAAGATCCCCGAGTGCGGAGCCGAAGTCGCCGTCTCGCATCGCGCGGACAAGTCCGGCTGGCTTCCCGTCGAACGAGGCGAGGTATGCGGCCTGGTCGACGCTCTTGTTGTCCGAAACCTTCGCGTAGACGTACATTCGCGAGCGCTCGACTACTTGCTTGCGCTTGCTCCCGTCAGCGTCCTCGACCTCAACCTCGACCTTCTTAGTGATTTCCTTGCCTGAGCCGAAGTCGACGAAGAACTTTTTCACCCACGCGCGACCGACGCCGATCGGGTTTCCGCCGGCCCGCTGAATCGGCGTCAGGAACGACCCGGCCGGCTGGCGTACCCACTGGTCCATCATATCCCATTGCGACAACAGGAACGACGGCAACTCGTCCCACAGGAGGCAGGTGATCTGCCACCCCTGGTACTTATCCCAGTCCTCGTCGTTCTCCATGTGTCCGAACGTCATGCGATAGCCGTTCGGATGCACATACGTCTTGTCCATCGCCTTCCAGGTGACGTCGGGGCAAGCGAGTTTGTAGTCACGCGCGCAGCGGTTCATAACCTCGCGCAAGCGAGGCGTCTCACGTAGCAGGTAAAGCGCCTGCCCGAACGATTCGGTTATCTCGCCGCTTTTGATTCGCTTATTGTCTTCCTCGATCTGCTGCCACGGATACCAGCGAAGAATGTCCGTCTTCCCGGTGTACGTGCCGCCTCCGATAAACCCGTAACGGCCTTCGTACTCCCAGATCTTGTCCTGCGGTCCCGCCCACGTCCCGAAAATCGGCTTCCCGTTGGCGGCGAAAATGCGGTTCGTATAGCCAGGAACGACCGGCCATTCCTGTTTCTTCGGCGCGAACGACGTCTGGTCAATGGACCGCGATATATGCATCGGGTCCATCCCCGGCGCCTCGGGCTCAAGCGGAACGGGTTTGCGCTTAACTGGCACTGAGCGAACCGCCTCTGAATCGTGCCGTGTTGCCCGGCGTTGACTGCAACGTCATCTGAATGAGATTCGCGGTGTTCCCCGTAACCAGCACGGGCGTCGCCTGCACCGTTTGAAATCCCGTAGACGTAGCGGTGATTCTGACTATCTCAACCCCGTCGGTTAGCCCGTACGAACCGCCGAGACGCAGGCGGAATATGCCGTTGCTACCCGTGTCTTCGATCTGTCCGCCGAAGCCGATCGTAAACGTGGGATACACTACCGGGGTAATGAACGGCAGACCGACTAGCTCGACGCCGTTGGTCAACGTGGCGAGCGTGTCACCGCGTCCGATTGCCGTGGAGAACAGCGCCGCCGTTGCCCCGGAAGCATTGCCGATTACGCGCCTGCGAAGTTGGTTCACGAGGCGGATGATCTGCGAAAGGCCGTCGCGACCTTCGCGCAGTTCAGGCAGCCAGGTTGTCGTATTGGGTGCGCTCAAGGCCACCGCCCCGCATGCTGGAACGGCCACGGTTTGTGCTTGCGCTCATCGGGCACGAGCCGTGTTTGCAGTTCCGTGTAGACGTCGAGCGTGCTATGCGGGCACTGCATCGGCTTCGAGTGGCAAATCGGACAGCGTTTCGTCTGCTGCAATTCCTGCGCAAGCCTTTTCCGGCCGTGACCACCGAGGCTCATGTAATCCATGTTTTGCTCGCGTGAAAACATGAACCAGCGACAAAACGCCTTCCACTGACCGATGAGCGCGCGCCGCTTCATCGACTCCCGTTGCTGCCGCGACCACGGCCGAGACTTCTTGCTCACTTGACGGGAATCTCCGCGATCAGTCCTTCGTGAAATAGTTTCCGTCTTCGCCGCGCTTGCTCATTGCGGCGGCCTCTCCGGATAGCCGCACTCGCCGCCGTGGCCCTTCGCTTTCATGCATTGACCACCCTTGTACATGATTTCCTTGCATAGCGGCATGAGCTGTTCCCGCAGGTTCTCTACCGTCGTAGAAAAAACCTCGGCAACCACAACCGTGCGCGGTTCAAACGAACCCACAATTTGCGACATGCGACCGCCGGTTGCAGTAAGCACGGCTGCGACGCGAATCGGACCGTCCGGCAAGTCCTGTGTAAACACCGGCATGATATTGAAGCCGATCAGTCCGCAATCGTCGCTCAGCATCGTAACCTGCGCTTCGTGAACACGCTTGCCAGCGGCCTTCGCCATGGAAGTGCCGTTCGTCTTGTGGTCGCCCATTTTGGTCCTTTCTCAGTATACCTCAGACGCCGACCTTGATCTTAGAGTTTGCGCGGTCGCTGACCATGTTGAACGTCTCACCGAGGAGCTTCTCCAGGTCCATGCAACCGACGTTTGAGGCGACGAGAGACAGATATGTCATGGCGTCTGCAACGGCGTCGAGCACGTCAGCGTTCGTCAGGTGGGCTTTGCGCTTCTTCTCGCCTGTCACGCCGAGTACGGCGGCGGCAAGCTCCCCTACCTCCTCCTGAACGCACGCCACCAGGGCCATGAGCGGATGGGGCGGTGCGAACGCCTCGCGCTGGCGCTCGTAATTGGCGCGGTGAAAATCGTTCAGGTGAAATTCTTTCTGGCATCCGTATCCCATCTCGACCTCCTTCGCTTTTTGTCCCACAACGGCGTTCCAGCCGCCTTCGTACTTGACCGCTTCGCACTGAGACAGTCGCGGGCGATCGGAATTCCATCCGTGTGCTTCCTCGATCATCTTGAAAATGTCGTCTCCACCCATCTATCCCTCCGATCCTGGTTCGTACTCCAATAGCGGCGCCAGTTCATCCGGCGTCAGCTTCCGTCCCTTGCGGATCGTCGCCGTTTGAATCTGCTTCGCGACCGTTCCACGCAGCTTCCAGGCGTCTACTCCGGCGTACTTCCGCAACCACTCCACGCCGGCCAATCGACAGAGGCCATTCTTCTCGCGCTTCTTGTCCTCGCCGATCAGTCGGCTCGCCACACGCCGCGAGCAGTCCTTCGGGATCGGGATCTTCCGCGTCTCCATGAGCCGCAGCATCCCCGGCGTTGGTCGCGTCTCCGGGTTCAGCTTCGGTTTGACCTTCTCGAACCCCAATCGGTCGAATACGCTGCGCGGCGACCCGATCATGACCTTCGTCGCGGCGGCAAGATGCTTCGCAGCTCGCGCGCGTCGCGCCTGTTCCTTGAGCCGCGCTTCCGCTTCGGCGATGGCGTCCTGCGGAGTTCCGCCGCGTTCAACGAGCACCTTCTTGGCCTCGCGGCGCACGTCGTCGGCCATCGGCAAGCCGTGTAGCAAGTCCAGCGGCCCGCAGACATCGTGAATGTGCGAGTTCAG